ATTAATTTTTCTCATAGCATTTGTCTTTGTTATAACGTATGACCCAAAATCAGGTACTTTAGATCATTTAGTTGGTAAAAAACCAGAAAAACCTCCTCAGAATGCAGAGTGTAAAGAAGGGCATTATCAGGAGATCCAGTTTGCCCAAATGGGGTACCCGTGTCCAACCGAAAAAAGAACGCACATGGGTGCGATTATAGGAACTTAAAAAATTAGCTCGTAATTTTATATATAAAATGTTTACATTCGATCGCGATACCGCGACTATAGTTGCCGTGCTCATGTGTATTGTTGCCACAATGTACATGTACAGAGAACTTAACAAAACGAAATCAGAAATGGATAATGTGAAAGGATTTTACGGAAACCTCATGACACATTTATCCAGACCACCACCACAAGTGAAATCTGTACCAGATGTAGAAACAGAAAAAGATGAGGTTTTAGAGACCCAAGTTGATGAAGATGAAGAAGAATCTTCAGAATAATCATCTTATTCAATTATAACTTGCAAATAAGCAATGAAAAAATATAAAGCAATTGCAGTCCCCGTCACTTTTATAGGTGATAAACCACGATTTCTCACTGTCCGGGATCGAAGATTCAAAGATTGGATTTTCGTCACCGGAGGGTGCAGGCGAAGAGAGATTCCAAATCCCATTAGATGTGCTTTGAGAGAACTTGAAGAAGAAACCAGAGGAGTTGTTTCTTTGAAAAAAGGTGAATATACAGAATTTAAGTTTGTAGTAACGGAAAGTCCAGGAGTGGAACTCGAATATAACGTTTACGTGTTTTTCGTAAACTATACCATACAGGAACAGGCTGAACTTATACGTAAGTTTAACGATGAAAAACAGAAAATGAATCTTCGTAAGATTCAGAAACAGCCCATCAAGAGAACACACGATGAAAATGATTTCATGAATTTTGAAACGCTTTCAGAGTTCAGTACTAAGAAACAATGGGATCGTATTGTTAAGAACGTACTTAACAATCCAGAATTTTACGCGTGTGTAACTTCTCTCGATAGAAAAACCTTCTCTATTAAATAATGAAGTCTAAGAACTACATTTTATCCCAAATACGTGAGCTTCTCATTGAAAGGCATGCATATACATTAGAAAGAGCGGAAAGGTACGTTGAATTACATAAAGAGGATAAAGTTTATGAACTCCTCGTTTTAAAGAAAAGTTTATCAGAAGAAGAAAATTATCCGGAAGTCTCATATAGACGCTCTATTTGGCGTCACGAGTATGAAGACGAATAAGCAGTATAAAAAGATAAATAGAATAATAGGTAAGTATGTTTAAACTTTGGTGTAAAGACCAGGGTTTTGCTAATAACTCCGATTTATCACATGTGCTCATGGACGGTGGTGTCCTCTCCGTGCCATTTGATAAATTGAATGACTTTTATGAAAAATGTGTAGAAGTATATAACTCCGGTGAAAAGATATTTGTCGTTGAACAGAAAACGGAAAATTACAATTTTTTCATGGATCTTGATTATAAAGATGATGAAGAAATGTCATTTGAACAGATTAAGAGTGTGTGTAAAGTCATATGTGACAAAGTCTCAAAGTTTGGTGGTAAAGACGCTTTGATATCTGTCGCCGAACCTAAACCCATAGACACACTCATAAAAACAGGTATACATATAAACTGGCCAGGTTTTGTTGTAAATAGATCATCTGCATTGGGTCTCAGAGATCATGTTATAAATACGTTAAACTTAGCGTACGGATCACGTGATTGGAAAGATATTGTTGATATTTCAGTATACGGTAATAGTTCACGTAATACGAAGGGAAGTGGGTTCCGTATGCCTTGGTCACACAAAAAGGGAAAACATGAAGCGTGTGCCGGTCAAGGGTGTGAGTTATGTAATAACACCGGTAAAGAAACACAAAGTGAATATTTACCCATATTTATATACAAACATGGTCCTTCATCCACATTGGAAAAGACTGAACAAAAACCATCCGTTGACATATTACATATGGCAACGTTACGAACACAAAGCGTGGAACCGGTTATAATAGAAGGAACTCGTAAAGAAGCTACATTTACAACATTACAAACTAAAAATGAGTTCAAGGACCAAGAGGCCCTTTTACTCGTCGAAGCATTCGTTCGTAAAAACGTAGAAGGACAAACTACCGCATCAATCACCAAAATGTTTAAATATAACAAACAGTTTCTCGTCTCAACAAATTCTAAATATTGTGAAAATAAAAAATGTAATCATAATTCCAATCACGTATGGTTTCATATAGTAGGTGATACTATAGCCCAAAAGTGTTTTTCGACTACGAATATATTAAGACAATATGGGTTTTGTAAGGATTTTTCGGGAAGACGACATCAACTCTCTAAAAAAATAACGGACATTCTTTACGAAGATGGTAAAGTTGAAACGTATACACCGAAAAAGAAAGTTGTTGTAGAACCAGAACAAAACTTACTCGAAAAGTTTATAAAAAAGTATATTATTAAAAAGGAAACTTTTTCAATAGAATCGCTCAAACGTGAAGGCGTTAAGAAATATACAGTTACGACAAAGGAATCGTGTGATACGTGTAAAGAAACGATTTCATTCAGTATACTTAAAAGTCAAATACATCAGGTGTGTAAATGTAAATGTCGCGCACATAATCTTACAGATAAAATTGTTAGTACTTTATAGAATGTTAGCTGTGATATTAATTGCACTTGTCGTATATTTGGCATCAACTTTAATAAAAAAGGATACAGGTACAAAACATATAACTAAACTCATACGTGAAACTTTACCGTACTCCGGATTAAATGAAGTTTTATACAAAGAATTTTTAGCCAATATAAACATGGCTATAGAATATAAATCACATACAGAAGTTTCAGAAAAGTTATTAAACCGCGCACTCGAAAACTTACGAGAACTCGCATTATATACGGTTTCTACAGATACGAGTGTTATAGAAGAGTTAGACACGTTAGCGAACAGTATAAACGCTGAATTTAGCCTTGTTTTAATAAATGAATCAATTAATAGTGCGTAATGTATTTAAAAGAATAAACATACTTTACTTTATAATGACGAAAACAATTGTTTCTACACGTACACGTTCAGGGAGACTCTCAAAGGTTCCAGAACGATTAGACCCACTCGAAGATCTTCCAGAAGATGATTTTTCGGATGATGATTATGAAACCGAATCGGAAATAGAAAGTGATATTGATCTTCTTCAAACGGATGATGAAGATGATTTTGAAGATGATGATAGTGATATGGACGAAAATGGTAATTTAAAAGGGTTTGTTGTTGACGAAGATGAAGAAGATGAGGAATAATAGGCTTAAAAAAATAGGTTTACATTTTATAAATGGAAGCTGAAGTCGGTACACCTATAAACTATGATCCAGATGAATTTATAAACAAAGAACAAGATCAGAAACTAGACGAACCAGAACCGGAAAATAACGAACACTATTATTTTCCGCCACCGCAACAGTATTACGAGCCGTACCCACAACAACCTACACAAAAGGAAGATATATTTACAAATTTAGATAAAACGGCGTATATCATTATATTCGTATCATTTATTTTGGGGTTTTTTATGGGTAAGACCATGCAACCGGTCATTCTTAGACCTGGATAGGTTTACCTCTAACCCAAAGATGTTCAGACGACGTTTGTTGTCCTTCAAAATCACCAATGGGACCAATTTTAGATCCGGTAAAATATGCACGACTTACAACGAGTGGGTCTTTTAGTATATCTTGTGCGACATCAGATGCACTCACATTTTCAGTACCCGATTTACTTTTTCGATCTTCATACAATCGTAGAAATAAACCGACCATGGCTAAAACAATAATTATGGTGATTATATTTAGTATAATACTCAACATTCTTACATTTATATAACAAATTTATTTAGATTCTACCTCTTCACCTTCCTCAACTTCGCCTTCACCTTTCGTATCCTGAGCTTCCGTAGACGACTCGGACTTTTCGAGAGCCGCTTTCGCCTCAGCTTCAGCTTCACGCTTTTCCTTTCTTTCTTCAATTTCCTTGGCAACAATAGTATCCGCTTCCTTAACAAGTTCCTCCATTGGTGTATCTGGTTTTTCCTTTTGGAGACGTTCGAGAACTTCAGCTGGGTGACTGATTGGTGGTTCATCCGGTTTCGTATAATACTTGGAGTTTTCATCACCTGGTTTCATAAACGTGGGTGCACTCTCGACCATATCACGTTTACGTTCAGCAAACATTTGTGCAGCTTGAGCTTGATTTTCTCTATAGCCAGACATGAGTTCCTCAAGTTTTTCATTCGTATAATGAACGTCTTCGATCTTTGTCGGATCGGGTGGGATTAACAACCATTTATACATATCAACAAC